GGTTCAACTCCCGCCAGCTCCACCAAATTCTTGGTTGATGGTTACCAGAACCATCATCGAAGTCCTGAGAGCCCGCAAGGTGAAAGCCTTGCGGGCTTTTTTGTGTTTGTGATCTTCCGGGATAATCCGCCTGAATCTGGTGATAATTGGTACACGTTTAGGTACACGCTATAATGTGGGCCAAAAACGTGTACCAATTATGGACGGAAACCAGCCATGGCACGGATGACTCGCCCCCTCACCAATAACGAAATCCTCAAAGCTAAGCCTCAAGAGAAAGACTTCACTTTGCATGATGGTGATGGACTTCTCCTGCTTGTCAAAACATTCGGTAAAAAACTATGGCGTTACCGCTATCAACGTCCTAGAAGTAACAGCCTTACAAATCTTAGTCTTGGCTCATACCCTGCATTAACGCTTGCGGCCGCAAGGCAAATGCGAGACCACTATCTTTCGCTGCGCGCACAAGGGATCGACCCGCAGAAGCAGCAAGAGGAAGTATCAGAGCAACGGCAAATTGAACTGGATAGTATTTTTTCAGTTGTTGCCGGTAGGTGGTTTCAGCTTAAGAGCAAAAGCGTCACCGAGGATTATGCGAAGGATATTTGGCGATCGCTGGAGAAGGACATCTTCCCTAGTATCGGTGAGATTTCTGTTCAGGCGCTCAAAGCCAGGACGATTGTGGAAGCATTGGAGCCGATTAAAGCTCGTGGTGCGCTTGAGACAGTTCGACGGTTAGTGCAGCGCATCAACGAGATTATGATTTACGCGGTTAATACCGGTTTGATCGATACAAACCCAGCTTCTGGTGTTGGGATGGCTTTCGAAAAGCCAAAGAAACAAAACATGCCGACACTACGGCCGGAAGAACTGCCAAAGCTAATGCGCTCATTAGTGATGTCCAATCTCTCAGTCGCCACTCGCTGTTTAATAGAGTGGCAACTTCTTACCCTAGTAAGACCTGCAGAAGCCTCCGGAACACAATGGGCAGAAATCGACTTTGATTTGAAACTTTGGGTTATTCCAGCTGATCGCATGAAGGCCAAGCGCGAACATGTCGTTCCTTTGTCGAAACAAGCTCTCGACATTCTTGAGGTTATGCGTCCTATAAGTGCCAACCGACAGTATGTTTTTCCAAGCAGGAACGATCCCAAGCAACCAATGAATAGCCAAACTGCTAATGCTGCATTAAAACGAATAGGCTATGGCGGTAAGTTGGTTGCTCATGGTCTTCGTTCCATTGCCAGCACAGCACTTAACGAAGCGAATTTTAACCCCGATGTTATCGAGTCAGCTCTTGCACATAGTGATAAAAACGAAGTTAGAAGAGCCTATAACCGCTCTACTTATCTTGAGCAACGTAAAGATATGATGAGTTGGTGGGGCACATTCACCTATACTAGTTAGCCCAACGTTAAATTTATTAGTTTAAATTTGGCGTGACACAGCTATGGAACAGTGCAAGCCTAATCTTAAGGCAGCTCTGTGCCAAGTGCGGACTTAGTTAAGTCCGCACAGAATTATTGATATAGAATAAATTTATTTAAATTTTTAACTCATTGTTGGAGAGTCTTTGTTGGTAACTTTAAGCAGTTTAACGTTGTGTAAGTGGATGTATAAATCATCGAGTTCAATGTGCTTAAGGGCTAGCAAAAGTAGTGAAAGATAGAAATATCCAAATAAAAAGTTCCACGTAGCAGCTGTAATGGTTTTTGAGTTTGCAAAGATACTGTTTAAGCGTGATGCAACATTACCGTGAATGTTATTATTTCGGGATGCGTACAACAAGCCGAACACTAAAAACTCCAATTTATCAATGTCATTCGCAAACGCTGCTTTTTTCTTAATTGGATTTCCGGCTTCATCGAACTGTTCGAGCTCTGGATTGTTCACTAAAATTCGCTGGAGTTCTTTTCTCACTGCGCGAGTTATCATTCGTGATGTATCGTAATCCTCTTCCTTAATACCAAGATTGATGCTGGTTTTATCTGTTGATTCAGTAATATTACAAATGCTTGCGTATTTCTTTCCGTAATTCCAATATAGATGGTCATGGATCGTCTTAAATCTTTTTTTGAAAGTTTGATATGAAGATGATATATGTATTCTTCTAATGGGTGGAGGAGTTTTTTCGCTGTTTTTTATTGAAATGGCCATGCCTTTCAAAATATAAGAACCTAAGAAATTAAGGTTCTTATCTGGCAGGCGCTTTGCAAACTCCATCAATATTTCATTAACAGTTTTGCTCTCATGTTCTTCTGGAATTACTGCTTTATTATCAACTATTGAATAGAGAAAACTGGGAATAAGCACTAATGATTTCTCGATACTTTTAGTATCTGTAAGCTTATCGCTACTAGTGTCATGCTTGAGAAATAAATCGTTATAGCTATTATTTATGGCTATCCAAAGATACGAAAAGGCCATATCAGGTCGGCGCGGTAGGCAGGAATAAGAATCTATAAGCGTGGTCGCAGCAATATAAGGGATTTTTTGAGGAGATGAAGCCCAAGCTGCGGGTTGAAGAAATTTAAAATCCTTAAACCATTGTAAAGAGTTATCTTCAGATGATGGCAATGAACTTTGATGTTCATTCAAATTATAGTTTGTTACTAGTTTATGTAAATTTGAAAGGCGTTCTTCTTCAGTCATGACTTTTCCTTATAATATATTTTTATCCTACAATAGGATTGCAATGTTTTTTATCCGCATCAAACTTTAGCCTAACCTTAACTCTGCTCAAATTACCCTATATAACATGTAAAAAACTAGAGGAATGGTAGGACTATGGTAACGTTTTTACTCATAAAATTAGTTCCAACAATGACATACGGATTTCCGATCCTCGCTTTAAGCAGACTGTCAGATTTGATTATATGCTGCCAGTGAAAACTGTCATCGCAAGTTTGAGCCAATACACATCAAAGAAAGCCAATTGCACCTAGGAATTACACAAAGGGCTCAGCGCGCAATGCTATCCCCGCCACGCCTGCCCGCTTTATGCATCACTTTTCATGCAGGTGCATGCTATGGGCCGGGCCGCGCTCTGTATGGCCTGAACGGGGGAAAGTGGTACATGATTTCGCATGCAGATCCATGCACGCTATGCATGCACTGCTCTTAAGAATGCGGCTGGCCAGAAAAAGGGCATCAGAAAGACAAAGCATAGACACAAAAAAGCCGCTGGTTGGGCAGCGGCTGTGCGGCATTAATGAATCTGGCGGAATGCAGAGCCATAACGGCCCAGCGTCTGGCGTTCTCTTGCTGTTTCCGGTGATGGTACCGGTATTTTTTCCGGCTGTGGCGGTGCGGTGATCACCTTTGTGATGCTCTCATTCGTCTTGAAGGTACAGGAGCAGTCCAGGTTAGTGCACTGGTGATAACGCTCTTTCACCTGCTCTGACATATAGCGGCTTGATTTGGTATGCGCCGCGCTTTTGCAATAGGGACAGTGCATCATTTCTGGCTGCCCTCCTGAAGCTTTGCACGCTGCGCCCGGATTGATTCAGCCAGCTTCAGGCAGCGCATAGGATGGTGGTAAAGCTCCATATCAATACCCGTCAGCGGCGGGCGATACAGACCAATATTCTCCAGCAATGGTGCCTCTTTCATCACGCTGTCCGGCAGGGCCGCTGCTGCCTGCGTCAGTGCTTCACCAACCAGATAAGCCACGTCCTTAATTCTATCCCGGTCATCACCGGCAAGCGTCGGGGAAAGTTCTTCACGACGGAGACGCAGCTTAATGGCCCACAGCAGTGACGGACTCACGTTACGCAGGGATGACTGCCAGTGCGCATCCGCGAACCCGGTAAACGCTGCGCTGTGTGATTCCACGTACTCTTTGCCACTGCCGCAGCATTTCAGCATCGCCTCCTGCTTATCCAGCGCCAGCTCTTTAAGCAACCCGCCGAACTCATCGGCCAGTTCACGGCTGGCGATGCGCTGAGAATGTTCGGCGCGCAGCTCGTCGGTGAGATTGCCTTGCAGGTTGCGAAAGCTCGTGCGCCAGTTGCTCTCGGCTTCTTTTCCTGCCTCGATGGCTGCCTGTTGCTCTTTTTCACAGCGGGCGATATCGGCGCAGATGCCGTTATAGGCTTTCATCCTTTCGATATGTTCCGCGCGGGCTTTCTCGAAGCGTTCCAGTGATGCAGGTTTCTGTTCCGTGGTGGTCATGATTGTCTCTCATCGTCTGTAAAGGATGAGGCCATTCTGTCGTGTACCACAACGGGTGACTGGAACGACGTGTGGCAGGCGCAGGGCGATATCGCCACGCTGGCGCAGCTCACCAACTTCACACAGCCGCAGCCGCTCAGCCCGTTTGAATCCGTCAGCGAGGCCGACCTGAAGGCCATGAGCGCCAGCCAGAAAGCCGAGCTGCTTGTCGCCCACTACGGGCAGGCGCTGGCCGTGCCGCCAGTCGGAGAGGAAATCTGCCGCTATGAGAACGGCGCATGGCAGGTGATGGAGGCGAAGACACTGCGCCGGGAAATCGCCGCGCTGTTTCAGAAAGTGCGCGCACCGTTCTCCGCTGCCGGTATCGGCAGCGTGCTGGACACGCTCAAGCTGATGGTGCCGCAGATGGGTGAACCGTGCCGACGCCTGATTGGTTTCCGTAACGGCGTGTATGACACCACAACAGGCACCTTCAGCCCACACCGCCGCGAGCACTGGCTGCGCAACGTCAACAGCGTGGACTACACCGAGCCGCGTCCTGGTGAAAATCTCGCAGACCACGCCCCGACTTTCTGGCGCTGGTTAACGCGGGCCGCCGGGCATAATCAAGAAAAGCAGGAGCGCATTCTCGCGGCGTTATTTATGGTGCTGGCAAACCGCTATGACTGGCAGATGTTTCTTGAGGTGACCGGCCCCGGCGGCAGCGGTAAAAGCGTCATGGCCTCGATTGCTACTTTGCTGGCCGGAAAAGACAACACCACGTCCGCCACTATCGACACGCTGGAATCCTCACGCGAGCGCGCCAGCGTGGTGGGATTTTCACTGATTATCCTGCCTGACCAGGAGAAATGGAGCGGCGACGGCGCGGGCATCAAGGCGATTACCGGCGGCGATGCGGTAGCCATCGACCCGAAATATCGTGATGCCTATTCAACGCACATCCCGGCGGTCATTCTGGCGGTGAACAACAATCCGATGCGCTTCAGCGACCGCAGCGGCGGCGTATCGCGCCGCCGGGTTATCCTGACGTTCCCGGAGGTGATACCGGCAAAAGAGCGTGATCCGCAGTTGCTGGACAAAATCAGCACCGAGCTGGCCGTGATTGTTCGTCACCTGATGCAGCGCTTCTCATCACCAAACGAAGCGCGCGAGTTGTTACAGGCGCAGCAGACTTCCGGTGAGGCGCTGGATATCAAACGACAGGCCGATCCGCTGGTCGATTTCTGTGGATACCTGATGCCGCTGAGCACGCCAAACGGGCTGTTTATTGGTAACGCCAATATTCGCCCGCTGAATCCGAAGCGCTATCTCTATCATGCCTACCTGTCATTCATGGAGTCACGCGGCCATCAGCACCCGCTCAGCCTGACCGCATTCGGCCAGGCAGTGCCGCAGACGCTTAAGGAATATGAGCGCATTCTGCTCAAGCGCAGGACAAATAACGGCATACAAACCAACCTCACGCTACATGAGGACAGCGAGGCGGATTGGCTACCAGCGTGTAGCGTTTGATATTCTCATACCCAAAGAAACCGGCTTAAAGCCGGTTTTTATATTTTATGTCCTCATTAATGCAAGCCAAGACCAGTGAAGAAAGAACATATTATAACTTTCCCACACATGGCCAAATTATGGTTGACAATCATAGATTCTTATATAAATTAATAACTCACACTCGCATCAAAAAACAATCAACATCCGCAACTATATTTCTCGAATTACACACAAGGTAATCATGAGCAAACTTACATTTAAAGTAATTGATGGCAAGAGCCATATAATGCCTAATAATACTCGGTGCGTTTACTTAACTAATGATAATTGGGATGATTGGGGTAAGTATGAAACAAAATATTATATGAGAGTAGTAGATGACACCGGAAATTTGAAAGATATAGGATCACTTAAAATTGGTAAAAAAGGACTTAAACCAGCCACGTCATCTTCAAAAGGAAAAGAATCCAGAAGAGTCGAATTAGATAATTCATTTCCATATTTAGATAAAAATTTCTTCTCATTAGGACAAAGTGAGACTTATTACGAAGCATTGAACGAACTTGATGACGAGCTAAAAAAGGAGATACTTACAGCAATTAAAGATTGTGCATTCAACCTTTCTATTTTCGAGGAAAACATCCAAGAAGAAGTCATGGGGGAATCTCTATTGCGTGATTTCAGTATAGAAAACATCAAAAACAAATTCCATAGATTATCGCATGGGCATGCAGAGTTAACTCGCTTTAATTTTAAATTTGAATTTCCTCGCAGTGAGGATAACGATCCTGTCCTAGAGTTTATTGTTGAACCCAATTCATTACCCTCAAGCAATGTTCATGTAATGATTGGCAGGAATGGAGTAGGAAAAACACGATGCATACAAAACCTTGTTCGTTCCATCATTGAAGATAATAATAACATTGAAGACTACGGCCGTATAATTAGGAAAAATGAAAAAAATTGGAATTTTTCAGGAATTATATCAATTTCCTTTAGTGCATTTGATGACTTTGACCTTCCAAAAATAAAAGTTCAAGGAATGAAGGCGCATCAAATAGGGTTAAGATATTACAAAGATAACTCTAGCACTGAAGTATTAATTAAATCGCCATCAATGCTCAAGGACGACCTTGTTCAGAGTTTTAGTATTTGCCGCCTAGGCCCAAGGAGATCGCGGTGGAGTGAAGCGATTAAAGCCTTAGAGTCAGATCCTCTTTTTGAAGAAGCTAATTTTCGCCAACTCCTAGAATACAATGATGATAACTGGGAGACGCAAGCTAAAAAGAAATTTAATAAATTGAGTTCTGGACATGCAATCGTGCTACTTACAATTACTAAGCTAGTAGAATTAGTTGATGAAATGACATTAGTCATCTTAGATGAACCGGAAAGTCATCTCCATCCACCACTTCTTTCAGCATTCACAAGGGCATTGTCAGATCTACTCACAAAACGAAATGGTGTTGCTCTTGTTGCTACCCATTCCCCTGTATTGCTTCAAGAGGTACCTAAAGATTGTGTTTGGAAAATTTCTCGCTCAGGAAGTTCATCATCAGCACAAAGACCCCGCATTGAAACTTTTGGAGAAAACATTGGTACTCTCACAAGTGAAATATTTGGTCTTGAAGTAACCAGGTCTGGCTTTCACAAAGTTTTAGAAAATGCTATCGAAGTGGGCTCTTCCTATAATAGTGTATTGAGTAAATTCAATGGAGCTTTAGGTTCCGAAGCGAGAATGATTTTAAGAGGACTAATAAGCAATAGGGATAAGGAAGATTGAAATGAATGAGGTCATTAAACCATCTTTTAGACCCAGCACAGTTTTTGATTCATGTGTTGAAGCAAAACAATCAGAAGAATTAAAGATAAAACTCAGAAGCATTAGGACTGAAGTTAAAAATGAGAATAAAATTTTTAAAAACAAAGGTAATATGAGTCTTTTTTTTCAAATGATGCGAGGAAATGGTGTACCCCCAAATGTGACAAAAGAGGAAATGGAAGATCTTTATGAAAGTAGTTTTTCTCAAAGTAAGGTAGTCAGAAAAAAATATTACGATAAAATTAAGTTAAGTGCTAAGGATGATACTTGTCCCTATTGTGCCCAACGTAATGTTAGCACTCTCGACCATTACTTGCCTAAAAGCCTCTATCCCAAACTAGTAGTTAATCCACTTAATTTAATTCCGTGTTGCATGGAGTGCAATCACATAAAAAGAGAACATTACCCATCAAATAACGAAGAACAAATCCTAAACCCTTACTTTGATAATTTAATTAAGGATAAATGGTTGATTGCAACCATAAAAAAACAAGGAAGGAAACCGCCGGTTCTTTTATTCAAAGCGGAACCAAGCAACAGAATCCCCGCCCTTCTTTCCGAAAGAATTAAATGGCACTTTAATAAATTTAAACTTGCAGAATTGTATACATCACAATCGGGGAGACATTTAAGTGGCATTGCTGAATCATTAAAAAGAGAATGGGAGCAAGGAGGAATTGATAATTTAAGAGTTGCTCTTGAAGAACATTATAATAGCTGGAGTACAATCAATGTAAATTCTTGGCAAAGTGCAATGTTTGCTGTATTAGTTAAATCGCAGTGGTTCATAAGTGCTGGGTTTAAATTATGCGGAGAACAACGCGAATTGGTTGCGGTGAACCAGTGATATATATCTACATTAGCGCCTCTATTAAGGCGCTATACTTAAATATCAGGCAAGTATACATACACAGGTAAATATGCTTAAAACTACCCAATTGCAAAATATCAGCACGCTTCTTTTATTCAGAACCTTTTTCATAAATTATCGGCTACAATCATATTAAATAGTTGAAAATGTATGGTTATGTCCGTTCCTACCATCCAACGGAAATGCACACGGGGCAGGTGCCGTTATGAAAGTTCTACGAGCCTTGTAACAGCATTCTGAGTGAATCAATGCGAGAAGGCCAAAGCATTGAGCTTGCCTTCCCTCTCTACGCGCTTAGCAAAACAGTTAAATATCATAAACTTATTGTTACAATATGCTTATCCAAGAAGAAGGTATGAGATCGTCATTATGCATGTTTAATATCGTGTCGATTGACGATCGTTGAAAAGGATGTATGATCTTTAAATCAAGTTTTGGGAATGAAGAGGCGGCTCCCAAAAGAAAACCGCCAAGTTGGTAGCTTCGACTCGATAAATGGTCTGGTACTCCAACCGCGCCGGCTGTGAGGTCGGCTCCATTATTTTTTTGGCAGCGGATACTTCAAGCGCACTGATTTTGTTTCTATATCTCTTGGACCTTTCGTTGAGTCATAAAAATACCAAATGTTAAACTTTCTCTCGTTATGCCATGTATCGTTTTGCAAATTGCTCCAGCCAAGGTATGAAGCAACCTTATTAGAGATAGCGATTTTTTCCTCAGATGTAGCTTTCCCCTGATAAGCACACATGACTGCACCCAGAAAAAAATCTGCTATTTGAATGTTCTCAGATGACTTGGAATCCTTACTTACCACGCTAGAAATAATTTCAGGTCTGCCAAATTTCTTTTTAAGTATATTGTTGGCAATGACATGAAACTCTTCGTCAGCTTTCTTGTAACGAGATGCTATAGGATCAACCTCGATTCTAAAATGACTTTCTCTCTCTGGATGAGCTGATATTACACTGCTTATTTTCGTAGTAAGAAGCTTCGTAAAATGTTTTCTTCTGGCAATATCATAATCGCCATTATGATATTTCTTATTCACTTTAGATTTTTCAATTACGATGCAGTGAAAAGCCAACCATGGCACTTTGAAAAACAAATCCATAAGTTCAATGTAAAATTCGGCATATCGCTTCGAATGGGCTTTTTGCCACTTAACCTCTTCATAGAAACCATGTTTATCGCGCAATTCTCTTACAATGCGGGCAAAGTCTCCACGTCGCTGATATTTCATCCACAAACTCCCGAAGCCATAGAATCTTTGGCCGTCAATGCCTGACTCGTCACATGCAACGTGCCAAATTAATTTGCCGGGGTGGTTACTATCAATCATTGATAAGCTCGCATCGGATTCATCCTAAGCTGGATATTTAACCACAAATGTAAGCTATTGATAAAGATCGTGAACTACTCCCGTTAATTTTTACTGTGGTGCATCAATGTCTGGTTTCTGCAAAGGGCTCGCAATGTCAGTATGCAGTGTCACATAACCCCTCCGTATAGCGGCGGAAACAACTTTTACGAAACTCAGTCTAGAGTGATCACCCTTAGTGCACATCAGTGTACATCCGCCCACAAACCATCCACCACATAACCGAATGAATTTAATACATAAAAACCAAAAGTGAACAGTGTGAACACTTTTTCCATAAATCATTTTTTTTGGATCTAGCACCCGGCATTCGTTATCCTTGCCATGCCGTTAGGGGGCGTGAGATCCAATAATTGGTACACGTTTGGGTACACGCACTAAAGTTGAATTGGCGAAAAATACTTAATTTCATAAGCTTGCGCATAGTGTTCTGATTCCGCCAGTCCACCAAATTCTTGGTTGATGGTTACCAGAACCATCATCGAAGTCCTGAGAGCCCGCAAGTTGAAAGCCTTGCAGGCTTTTAATGCTTTTATTCCCCCTCTCCCCAAATAGCTAACAATGAAGTGTTATCGCTTTTCAATATCATATAGGTTTGTCATGTAAACCAATACTTTGCCTAAATCATTAGAAGTATTTAGAATATCCTGCATGATTGATTAAAGTAACTATGGAAGAAACAGGCCTAAATTTTTAACTAAGCAACTGTTTCAGTGGAGGAAATCACATGCCGCGCAATCTGGCCCCCGCTTACTGTGTAGTTCAACAACCTGGCAACCTCGGATTCCAGGCAAGAATGCTTTTCAATGACAGTAACTCTGAAGCAGCACGTCTCTTTATGCAGACCAATGCCGACACTCCCTGGTTGAGTCCGGGTCAGATAGTTATAGTGGCTGACCCTGCTTCTTCACAAACTACGCAAATGTTGAGCACATTAAGGCAGGCCAAACAGAAAACCAATATGGCGTTTGTTGGAGTAACTCCTGACGAAGCGAGTTTCATGCAGCAGCATTACGGTTTGATCGCTGCACTGACTACTGCGGGAGATAAAGTCTTTGGCACTATTGGTGACGTTGGTGAGAGATACTTTTCAGAGATCGAGAATACCCTCAAAAAAATAGAAGTCAGTTACCAAAACCAGTTCCGTACTCAGGGAACACTGATTAGTCAGCAATTCTACGCAGAGCGTAACCAACTCTTTAATCAGCTAAAAGAACTTGTGAACAAACCGCTACTTAAATCATTGATACGTTATGCGGTTAAGTTCAAACCTTACGAAGACATGCGAAGAGCACTAAATCTATCCAGCCGCTCCATAGTACATGAATGGTCTACAGTGGGACTGGCAGGGATCCCAGGTTATTCAAGTTATGTAGGCAATGCAGCGAAAGCGGCAAAGTTCTTGAAATCAGGTGGTTACATAGGAATGGGGTTTGCCTTTGCTGGAACCACGAATGACGTAGTCAATGCCTGCGTTAAAGGACGTGAGAGCGAATGTAAAAGAACCGCATTCAAAGAGTATGGTAAGTTTGGGGCTTCGACCTTAACGGGTGTTGGAGCTGGTGCAGCCGGTTCTTTAGCAGGCGTAGGTATATGCGCAGCAATAGGGATCGC